GTACCTGAAGTTCCAGATGATCCAGAACTTCCATCCGCTCCTGAAGAACCTGAAGTTCCAGACGATCCAGAAGAACCGTCGATACCTGAAGTACCTGAAGTTCCAGATGAACCTGAGGATCCGTTTATCCCTATGCCTGAGGTACCTGATGTACCACTTGACCCTGAGCTTCCGTCACTTCCCGAGGTGCCAGATGAGCCCGAGGAGCCATCTAAACCTGAAGTACCGCTAGTTCCAGAAGAACCGAAGAAAGTACCGTCCTGTCCGGAGGTACCTGATGTACCGGATGTTCCAGATGATCCAGAACTTCCGTCCGCTCCTGAAGAACCTGAAGTTCCAGTAGCACCGTCATTCCCGCTAGTTCCTGATGTTCCAGAAGTACCTGAGTAACCGCCTGTACCACCACCGCCTCCACGACCGGTCCATTCTCCGTTCCAGTTGATGACAGTTCCGTACCCTTCGATAGCAAACGAATTCGCTGTCAAAGTAGCGTCGACTTTTACTTCTGTTGTCGAAACTTCGATAGGAATTTCCACACCGAGTCCGTCGGTCAATGATTGAAGTTCGTCAGTAACACCAGCAGTTCCGCTAGTTCCTATCCCAACGACGGATGGGTAGGTCTTGTATATTTGTTTTCCTGTTAGGTCAGCCATTACTGTCAGTTAATTTTTAGCTCAAATCCTTGGTTGCCGTGATGCCCTTCGAAGCAAGCATGTTGATGAATGCCGTGTGGCATAGATCAAGAGTGTCCACTCCGTGAACTTCCCTCTGGTAAGGAGTCTTCAAGTAGGTCTCAAGGTTGAAAGGAATCGGTTGGTAACCCAAATTGAAGGCTTCCTTCGATGAGTAGATGTTCAGGATTCCCTGAAGGAACGCTCCGTCAACGTTGTTCAACACTTGAATCCTTCCGTATGCTCCGTTCAGAACTACTCCTGAACTGGAAGTTATGCTTGATGTGATGTTTAGTGCCATATTTTTGAATTTTTTATGATAGTCTCACTTTTACTGCTCCAGAAGTGTGGTAAAGTCCACCGACTGGAACTCCTGCAGTTGCTGCGGCAGAATCGTCCGCTGCGCTTATGATGTTCTGCAACTGAATGTTCTTCGTTGAAAGCCAATCCGTTGTGGAAGCAGTTACTTCGAAACCGATTGCGATTGCCTTGTCAGCAGTTGCGTGGCAGTCCCATCCGAATAGCATTCCGTACTGATTGCTTGTCTTGCATAGGGTACCGACTGCAAGGGATCCGTATCCACGAGCGTCCGATCCGTAACCGAAAGCGAACGAATGCTGTGCAGAGTAACTGTTATTTGCCGAAGCAACCGACATCGAGAAGGATCCTCCTGCGTAACCGAAGAGACCTACGGCAGCAGTTGCAGTACCTCTAGATTCTCCTCCAATCGCGATTCCTCCTCCATCAGCATTGGTGTTCCAACCGATTGCGATACCGCTTGCAGTCGCTATTGGTCCGTGACCTATTGCTACTGTGTATTCTCCTGTCGCTCTTGCGTTCTCGCCCAGTGCGATAGAACTAGTTCCGCTTGAAGTTGATGCAGTTGCGGTTAGAGAATCGGCCGACTTCATTGAATTGGTTCCAGAACCTGCAACCAATCCTCCTCCGCCGCCAGTAGCACTTGTTCCACTAGTTCCAGACGAACCCGAAGAACCTGAAGTTCCTGCTTCGCCTGAAGTACCGCTTGAACCGGATGAACCGTCCTGACCGGACGTGCCTGAAGAACCTGACGTACCGTCCTGTCCTATTCCAGAAGTACCGGAGGAACCGCTAGAACCTGAAGAACCAGAAGAACCTGACGTTCCGCTTGCTCCAGACTTTCCGCTCGAACCTGAAGTACCGCTCGTTCCGCTGGATCCAGAGGAACCGGAAGCGCCTGAGTGTCCGCTTGTGCCTGACGTGCCTGACGATCCAGAACTTCCGGATCCTCCTCCAAGGCCGGTCCAACGACCCGTTGCATCTATGACTTCTCCGTACCCGTCGATTTTCAAAGTAGGTACGCTTATTTCTGTCTCGGATAACGACAGGGGAGTCACAACTCCGTCTCCGTCCGTTACCTTTTGCAGGGTGTTGGAAAGACCGGCGGTTCCACTCGTGCCCAATGAAAGGACTGAGTGGTAAGTATCTTTTACGTATTTGTCTTTAAGATCTGCCATTAGGTTGATTATATTTTAGTTGCATTCGTTCCATTTGACGACCACGAGGCTGAAGATGTCCGGGCAGGTAGACCAGACCAAGCAACCCGAGCAGTCTCTTGTAAGGTAGTTGCATTCGTTCCATTTGACGACCACGAGGCTGAAGATGTCCGGGCAGGTAGACCAGACCAAGCAACCCGAGCAGTCTCTTGTAAGGTAAACTGTGGCCTTTGACGAATCGTTGTCGCCAACGTACGATATGAAAGCAGTCTCATCGACGCATGCTACCAACTGCATCTGCCCCTCGTCGAGTAGTTCTCCAAAGTCCGGATCGAGAGTAGGTTCGTCTGTTGCCCAAAGCTTGTAGGTCCAGTTTCCGCTTGGAAACAGTGCAACGCTTCCGTCAATTGGATCCTCCTGATCAATGCTCGTTGTAGTTATCCCGAATACCGTGAACCTAGAGTTCTGCGAGATGATGCTGGGGACCACGTAAGACCATTGGTTATTGTAACTATTCTTGAAACCAAAGAGGAAACTAGGGTCCTCCCATGGGATGCTTGGGTCCATCGTGTTGACGTAGACGTAGATGTCGTTGTTTACAGTGTTCTGCGTGAGGTTTATCATTACGAGACCGTGATTTGTTATAAGTATTTTTGGTTCCCATTCTGACATTTGTAAACCGAACAAAAAAAGGGAAGGCTTCCCAGAGCCTTCCCTTACAGAAAATTAAACCACTAATGAATGAAATCGACTATCCTTCCGGAGCAGCCGTTGTAGTCGTTGTAGTAGCAGCAACGGTGTCGTTCGTTACGACGTTGACTGCCTGCCCGTGTACGATGGTTCCGAGATCTGCCGATAGAGGGACAGTCGGAGCAGGTTCCTGTGCTTGGAATACCAGAGTGTAACCGTTAAGGTCGCCCACTGCGGTACCAGTTGCGATGGTTCCTGACGACATGACCGCACCACGAGATAGACCCATGAGCCATTTAGTGTCGTTGTTGTCCGTGAAGACGATACGGAGATCCCTGTTCTGAGCCAGTAGGAGGATCTGATTCCTCTTCGTAGCGGAGAGCTTCTGGAGAACTATCGTGAGTTCTGCCTGATAGAATACCGTGCCGTTCGCGTTAGAGACGTTGATTGCTTCGCTGAAGAAAGCAGTATCTTTTGGTAGTGCAAATTCGTACCATGTTCCAGTTCCGGTGATGGAGTTAACTTCGCCATCATCAGATTCAACTGTAGTCGTGATCGTACCAGCCAAGAAATACGCAGTCTTTATACCACCGATAGCATCCATGCAATCTAGCGCCATTGTTGAACTAATTAAGCATGCCATATTTTTCTCGTTTTTTTTGTCAAAATAAAGGAGGAGCCCTAGAGACTAGGACTCTTCCTCGTGCCTTCGGCTAGGAAGGCCTGCTGGTGTACGTTGATACGAACTGGTTAGCTACGACTGCAGTTCCAAGTTTGAACTTAGCCATGAAGTTGACCTGATCGTTCGACTCGTCGTAGAACATCTTGAAGGTGTCCTTGTCGTCCAGTAAACCAGTTCCGAAGAACATGTACTTCATTGGACCAACGAATACTGTCGACTGATCAGTTTCGTCAACCAGACCAGGAGCTGCGAAAACTTTCACGTTTGAACCCGGGAAGATGAATGAAGATTCAGCTTCGCCTGTCACGTTGGTGATGTTCGGATACTGTAGGAGGATGGAGTTTCCAGTTGCCATGAGGCCCTGAACGAGTTTGCTGTAGGTTGCGTACGAAACGTAAGCTACGAGGTCGTCTTCCTGCTTCAAAGCGTTAGGAATGAGGTCGATGAGAGTCCACATGTTCTCGACTGCATCGGTCGATGCCCAAGCGGTTGCAACTGAACTTCCGTCGATTGCGCCGTTGGCAACGTCCAACTGAGATACGAGACCGTCCAGTGTTGCACTGTCGCCTGCCCAGATGGTTTCCTCAACGTACTTGTTGATTTCTTTGATCTTGAGGTCTGCGATAGCGGCTTCGAAAGGAACCGTGTCGTGATTTGCGGTCGGAGTTAACTGACTTGAAAGCCATACGTCGTACAGAGTGTCAGGGCAGAGAGTCTCCTTCAACATTTTTGCCTTTACGACGAGCGGAAGCTCGGTGAAGACGGTTGCGTTTGTACTAACCTGACCCGTTCCGAATCCGCAAGTTGCATCGATGATAGCAGTTGTTGAACCGAGAATGTTCAGATTGGTCGTTCCAGCGGTGAGCCCTGCTTTAACGGTCATATTCGATACCGTCTTAGGCTGAAGAACCGCACGGGTGATCAGATCGGTCTGACCGGTCTGATCTACATAGGCTGATAGGCCTGATACGTTAAATGCCATTGTTCTTAGATTTTTTTACTTTTTGTTTGACATTGCATGTTTGATGACATTGATGATAGATTCCATGCGGTCCACTTTTGTTTCATCAGGTACGCTCACCTTTGGGATTTTAGTCGTTGCCGGTCGCTTGGCAAATTCGTTTACTTTCTGTTCTGCCATCTGAAGTTTGGATTTCATCTGTGCGACTTCGTCCGCTAGAGCGACAATAGCTTCCATGCAGGTCTTCACGTCGTCTGCAATCTTCTTCATCAATTCTTCTTCAGTAGGAGCCGCTGGCTCTTCAGGTTTAGTTGGATCTACAGAAGGTTCTGCTGCCTCAATAGTAACTTCAGTTTCAGGCGCTTCAGGGGCCTCTGGAGTTTCAGTAGGAGGAATAACTTCCATGATTAGACCGTCAGCATCAACCTTAAAAGCTGTTCCATCTTCCAAGGTGTAATCACCTTCTGCTAGTGGAGTAGTTCCATCTTCCTGAAAGATAGGGAAACCAGCTTCTAGTCTTTCGTAATTGACGATACTTCCATCTGTCGTTTTAGCAGATTCCAGCTTGACCTCAAGACTAAGGATTGCTCTAATCTGATTTAATTTTAGTTTGTAAGACATATCCGTTTGTTTTTTTCGAAAAGGGTCAAACTACCCCAGTTGAACATAATTATCTATGGTTCTCACTCTGACACATCTGTCTAAAACTATTTTCCTAACCCATGTATAAGAACTTATGTACTATGTATACGAACTCAGAGATTTAGCAGATGTAATTGTTTACATCGAAAGCTCAAAAGACATTTATAGTAGATTCTACGGGCATACCCATGCAAGAGGAAAATTTGAAGGTAGAAAAGACTTACACCCAGTAATAGTAAGAGAATTTGAAAACAAAAAAGACGCTCTTTCTTTTGAAACAAGCCATAAGATTGCAAACGGGTTTGAACCTACAGAGCATAATCGATCTGTTTCCAATGGAAAAAGAAGAGGTGATGAAAATCTAACTAATGAGCATTGGGATAACTGTCATACTCTAGGTAGAAAAAAAGTAGTTAAGATTTCGCATACATGCCCGATTTGTTCAAGAATAATATATGGAAACTTCCTTTTGTAAACATCCAAAAAAGTGCAGTCGTGACGTAGATAAATAAACTAAAAATCCACGACCATGACGATAATTTTAATCTTCGTTGCTTTCCTACTAGGATTAGCAATCGGACTACTGAAAAATAACCACAAGAAATAATGGAAACATCACCGAATTTTCGTCCAGCCACTTACTACATCTTCGAACTTATCGAAGAAGGCGGTCGTGTAGTGTACGTAGGAATGACGAAGAACCCGGACGTACGACTCTATCAACTTACGAAACTAAAACCACATCGCAGTCACCCTAACAGCTCATACGGTCTCTTTTACGGTCGGAACCTGATACTCGACGTGATCGCAGGATTCGATACGAAGAAACAAGCACTCGAAGCTCTAGAAATACTGAAAGAGGAACAGGATCCCAATTACGCTCAGAAGAAACTCTTCAGAAAACAGGTCTGCTCGCAGGCTGGTAGGATTACAATTGATAACGGGAACCATAACATGTTCGCTAAGTTCAGGATGCCAGACGGTAAGATCGTGACCAAGATCTGGTTG